CTAGTCGGCAATGTTAGACTAGTGTTTGCAGTAGTTGTCAGTGTTAAATTATTAGCACCGATAGTAGTTAGGTTTCCAGCTAGGGTTATTTGGCCAATACCACCTGTTGTATGATCACTAAATGTTCCAAAATTTAATTCATCATTAGTTTGATTATCAGAAAATAATCCGTAGTCTAGCAAGTAACCTTTACGTCCTGCTAGTCCGTCAGTTTCATATCCAGTCGGAGTTAAAAATGATCCCAAGTCAACATTTAAATTATTTGATTCAACGAGCAATGAATGTAGCATTGCAGATGCTGGAACACTGTAGCCGTATACAGTACTTTGAATATCACCACCATATACATAGTGATTATTGAGATTTAAATTTCCGCCCAATACAGGATTTGGATCACTTTGTAATCTTGTTATGGATTCTAGATTAACTGTATTTCCCGTGCTGGAAATTGTAACAGAGTTTCCGGTGCTGGTTAACGATTTAAATTGTAAATTAGTACTGTCTTTTGCAAAAAATAAACCTATACCACTGCCAACGTTGACTCCATTTGAAATCGCAGCCGCACTGTCTAAGGCAGCAAAGTTTGCATTAACTTTGGTAAATGCGACTCTTAAATCATCGCCAGTGCCATCATTTGCATAGTTACCTAAATTAATTGTTTGAATTGCCATAATGTTTGCTCTCTTTTAATATTTACCGTATTTTAATAACCGCCAGTCAGCGCCGCACGTTTCCAAGTATTTGTTGCTATACATATGTAAACATAGTTTGCATCATAACTGATTTGTCCAGCAGTTCCAGTAGCAGTTGCGGTCTTAGTACCATTAGGAACTGTTCCTAAAACGGCATATATTTCAGTAAAGTTTGAATTTACTTTTGTAAAGGCCGTGCGTAACGGATCTCCTGTTTTGTCGTTTGCCGACTGACCGATGTTTATAGTTAGTTGTGCCATTATGATCTCCCCACCGCCACTTCGATAACCCCTACACTATCGTAGTCTTTATCCTCTATAGCCTTACCGATAATGCTACCTAGTTTCGGATCTGTTGCTTTAACTGCACAACCAGGAGTTGCACTCGTAGTTAATAAATCACCTTTCTTCACTTTGCCAACCACACGGCATGGAACACGACCAGCCAATGCTAGACAAACAGCAATGCCTGTTTGATCCTTGTTCATCACATAAGCAGGGTCAGTAGTTACTATACCTGCTAGACGAGTATCGTTATATGTCGTTGTGGTGGTAACTTCTTTGTCACCTCCAAACACTAATACCCAACCTGGTTCGTATTGCTGATCTCCTTCGTAAAATTCAGCTAAGTCAGCATATGTAGCTTGGAATTTACTTGCACCAGTCAATGACCAAGTACCTTGAATAGTACCACTTGTAGCATCGGCGCCTGTTGTAAGTGTTGTAGATCTTAATGTACCAAGTGTGAAGTCGATTTGACTTGACGCTTGTACAGCCCATTGTCCTACAATGGTTCCAGCTGTTGATGGAGCACCGGTTGTGATAGCAGTTGCTTTTAATGTGCCACTACTTGTATCTAGGGTACCAGTTGTTGTAATTACAGCATTGCTAGCATTTGTACCGCTTGTAGTAATAACAGTCTGTGCACCTGGTGTAGTTATCGCTAATTGTGTACTACCGACAATCGCTAAAGTTGGATAACCATTAATTTTTAATGATCCAACATCAACACTGCTATCGCCTGCTGATTTAATAATGCTACTAGCACCATGACTTGTTGTAATTGGTGTTATCGCATATGTATTCCCACCACCAAAGTTAGTTACACCGTTAAATGACCCGTCAGCAGTTGCCGCAACAGTCATTACACCTACCGCTGTAAATGCCGCGTTGCTTATACCATTACCATCTGTAACTACTTGTACAGGAGTCATTTCGCTCGGTTGTGCAGATGATCCTGTTCTATTACCAAGTATAGTACCTGAACTTACATATTGTATTTTATTATATGTAACACCTGTAGTTGTACTTGTTGATGTTTGTAAAGTAATCCAACCGTTAGTTGATGTGAACTGTGTGTTGCTGAAACTTGCTAAACCTAAATCTGCTTGTGTAATACCAGTAGCATTAGCACGAGTGCTTGCCGCTGTCATGGCCAATTTACTTTGTGCAATCGCTGCCGCAGAGTTAACCATTGAGTTAACAATCTTATCGGCTTGAATAGCAGTTGTTAATGTTCCAGCGCCAGCATTGAATGTAATATTAACATCACCTGTTGGTATGCTGACATTTCTCCAACCACCAGTACTACCACCTGTGTTTGTAACAGCACTATCGTATACTAAGAAGTTACTATTAGCAACAGTTGATGCTAGTGTTGCTGAAACGTCTTTAAGTTTATTAACTGAGTTAATATTTGCAACTTGAGAGTCAACATATAGTTTGTTAGTACCATCTGAATTTCCTACCGGAGCCGCTAAGTTATTAATGGTATACAAGGCCATGTTAAGGTTGCCCTTCATTGCCAATGCACCATTAAGGGCTAAGTAACCTGGACCGATTAGGGTAGATGCCGGTATTGGATTGCCACCGTAGTCTAAACCTAAACGTCTATCAATAAATCCACGCACAGCACTTTGCACTGATACAGTATCCGACGCATTGTTAGTCATTGCTGAGTCTGTTGAGAATTCAGCAACAACTACACCTCGTTTAAATCCTAGACCGTTTAGATTTGACAACGCAATAGACGCACTAAATGTTACACTACCAGTACCTTGGTCAACGCTAAAGAAACGTCCTACACGGAAGATACCGTTTTGGTCAGTTGTTACATAGAATACACGACCAACGCCTTCTTCTAATACTTCTTTAGTTTGATCAGCGGCGATACTTGGATTACCATAAATGACAGTCGGCCAGTTAGTAGTAGTATAGCTACCAGTACCGATGTTCAAGAAGTCATGACCTGTAACACGAGTTGTTGAAATGCGTGTAGTAATCTGTGCGGCTTCTGAACCAGGATATCCTAATCGAGGATTAAATGCATTACTTACACTGTACGGAGCACTAATACCAAGCGTTGAACTTGATCCGCTAGTTGCTTCTCGAGTTATAGTTGTAGTTGTAGCATTACTATATGTACCGGGGTTATATGGATAATTCAATGTAATGCTAGTTGTAGTACTTGCTGAACAAATAGTATAACCATTATACAATGGATTACTGTTTCCGCTTACGTAATAATATACACCTGTAGTTGGAGCAGTTGTTGATGAGAATGTATAAGTTACACTGTATGTGCCAGCGTATGTTCCTGATGAAACAGTAGTTACAGTTAATCCTGTACCTGTATTAGTATAACTAGTACCATAGACATAGCTAGGTGTATAGTATGCAGTACTTCCGCTAGCTACAGTTGTTAAAGTAAAGTCGGTAGTACTTTGTGTAGAACTAACAGCAATTTGTAATGATGCACTTACGATTCTACTAATATAGTAGGTTGTACCACTTACAATATTACCAAATACTGGGTTAGCTGTTGTTCCGGTGAATACTATCGGAGCACCAACATACATGTTGGTAACTTTGCTAACTGTTAATAAATTAGCAGTACCGGTGATAGTTGTACTTGATTGAGCAGTAGTTGTATTGGTTTGCCAAGTTGAGCCTGCGCCACTACCACTAATGTTAGCAGTGATAAACACGTTTGAACCAATCGTACCACCAGTTAGTACCATTCCTGGATAGATAGTAGAGTTGCCGCTAACAGCAGTAATAGTTCCTACAGTAAGGATACCAGTACCGGCCGCGATAGAACTTGTGTTTAATGTAACTGCGGCATTTAAAGATGCACTTGCAGTTCCAGCAGTTCCAGGAGCACTAGGATAACTTAAAGTTATGGTGTTAGTGTTAACTCCGGTTGTAACAGTAGCACTAGTCTGTGTTATTGATGTTAACACAGCCGTTAATTGAGCTCCACCTAATACTTGACTTAGTGTAATAGTTGGAATACTTGTATAACCGTAGCCTGGACTTGTAACAGTTACAGTAGCAATACTACCATTAACTATGGTACATGAACCTTGCGCTTGTGTAATAGCACCGCCACCTGAGAATGTAATCGTAGGAGCAGTTGTGTATCCTGTACCACCGTTGGTAATTGTAATACCTTGAACTGTAGCAACTGCTACAGCACTAATGCTAGTGCCGGATGGTAACCATGCCGCTGGGCTTACTACGAATTGAGTATTACCAATTAAAGATTGAATAATACAATATGGTGGAATGTACGCACTTCCTGACGCAGTAGTAACAACCATACCAACCGACAGCGCACTATTAGATGCAACAGTAATAACGGTAGAGCTGCCAAGGGCACTTACTTGATAAGTTCCATTGTAATTAGTGTTACTTTGGCCAGTTACAGTGAGATAGCTATCTACTGCTGGATATGCAGTTCTGTAAGGGATAGTGTATGTTACAAGTGTATTACTGTTTGATCCTGCGGCAGTACTCAAATACGTCATTGAGTTGACTACAGTGCCGTCTGCGGCATTATTCTGGACAGGGTTTGGATCAATAGTTAAGTATCCATTTTTTACAATACCGAATGTAATATTTCCACTTGGTTGTGCTGTTGGAACAGCAGTTAGTGTAACAGTAGCAGTAGTACCAACTAGGCTTACACTTTGTACGTATTGTGTACTGTTAAATCCAGTTCCGATTACAACTTGGTTAGGTGCAATAGTTCCTGCAACACCGCTAACAATCAAAATAGTACTAGCAGTTGATCCACTATTAAATGTACCAGTGGCAATAGTCGTTGGAATTGTATAACTAATCACTCGATGTGTACGGCCAGCCCAACCAAACAAATAAATGCCTTTGTTAATTTGGCTAATGATCGCAGTATTGCTGATAGTTAATACAGCAACAGTATTATCGCCAACTTTACTTCCCTGAGTTTTATTTGAGAATCCAACAGTACCGCCAGGAATGATGGTAGGCACTGCACTTAGGGTAAGAACAAATGTAGAGCCAGTTGGGTTAGCCACAGCAGTAATAGTTTGGGCTGTAAATCCTATACCACTTATGCTTGCTCCAACTAATGCACCAGCAGTAGCATATACATTACCAGCAACAAACGAATTTATAGTTAATGTTTTGCTTACAGTGCTACCAGATGATGCTGTGATTGTAACGTTTCCAGTTGCGCTCATTGATTGGTTAACAGTCCATGATGAACCAGATCCTGCGGTAATATAAGTTCCGTCAGTTATATTACTACCAGTAACACCTTGTCCTATACTAATAGTGCCAACTAGTCCACTAACTACTGTTAATGTTGTTCCACTAATGTTTCCAGTAAATGTTGCAAGACTAGTAGCTACAGTTGCAGTAGCATCACTGATTGGATCGGTGTTTGCAATATTTCCACCATCAGTTGTAAGAATGTAATATGCATAAGATGTATCAGTTGATAGAATAGCAGTGTTAGCTGGTAACTGTTCACCTGATGCTTCAGTTAAGTTATATGCAATAACACGATAGATGTCAGCTAAGTTATCGCTATATTGTACAGCAGTTGATGGTCGAGTAGGTTTAACGTTATCAATGTTTAAGAATTTAATATTCTGTAAGTTTCGAATAGTAACGTTTTGTCCATCATACAGCGCATACGTTAAACCGTTCGTTGATGTAGAGTTAGTTCCACTAGTACTTAGGTTAAGTTGTAATACATTTTGTCCGTTGACAGTTGTAATAGTATGTGACACACTACCAATTAGATAACGAGTTACACCACCGCCTTGGAGTGTATGATCAATTTCAAGTTCACTAACGTTATAAGGAATATATGTATATCCTACAATGTATACGCTTAATGCTTGAGTTGTTGCTGTCGGAGCCATCAAAGATGCTGTTACACCTTGTTTGTAAACCTTAGCAGTTTGGACCATGTCCTGGGCAAGTAAAACAGCATCAGGCAATTCAGTCACGTCATAACCAGTTGAACGTAAACCATAGTTACCGTGTGCATTTGAACTTGCTACAGCACGAATCTGTCCACCATTAATCGACCAGAAGTGTGTATGACAGTAGTATGAGAATGTTGAAACTTGTTCACTTGCACCACCGTTGGTTACAACAATAGCGTAACCAAGATCGTTAATCATAGCAAAGTCGTTAGCTAACATACTACGATTACCACCCATCTCGATGTTGATTGGTAAATTAGCACCAGCATTTAGATATGTTGTAATAGCAGTTTGGATTGATGCCTTGGCCGCAACGATAGTTGTTCTATCTGCTTTGACTTGAGTGTAAGCAGTATCTGCTGGTAATGTCGGTAGTGTTCTAGTAACCGATGTTGCATCACCTCTAGTAAATGATAATGGAACATTAGAACCAGTAGTAGCCGCATTATTGTTAACAGTAATTTGTCCTAGTGACAAATAGTTTGCAATACTTGTAACAGTAGCTCCTGAACCAAAGTATGTACCGGCTGCAATAGTTGCTCCAACGTTGATCAATGGATTGTAAGGAACATTAGTTAATACGTTTGATCCGCTAGTAACTGTTGCAACAGTAGTGTTATTAAAGACACCTTCGTATAGATAGTCTATATAAACGCTAGTTAGTGTTGCTAAAATCGTAGCTTCAGAAGAAGTTGCCGCGCTTGCCGCAACTTTATTTTGTGCATAAATGTTTCCTACGGTTACTGTAACAGTTTGCGCTTGTACAACTTGTTGTACGATAGTACTCAAACGACCAAACATGGCCATGCAATAAACTTCTTCACCTTGGATGTAACTTGAACCTCCTAAGTAATATGCTGAAGCCGCATCATATACTGATGAATTACCTCCATATATTAAGTCATAAGTCATCGCATCGATAGCATATCCAATATCTCGTTGACTCTTAGCGGCACTGTATTTGTTAATCGCTTTAGTAATATAGTTGGCCGCAAACCATGCGGTAACTTCTGCTTGTATAAATGCCTTGTTAGCTTGCAATAGTGTAGCCGCATTTGACACATTAGCTGAAGTTCCACCAGTACCTGTTAATACAGGGAAAGTAGCAGATGGCAATACTGAAATGCCATTAGTGATAATATTCGTTAAACTATTAAAACTATTTGTTACTTTAGTTTGGCTTGTTGTGTTAGTGATCGAAGCGACAGCTAAATCTCGAGCTTTATTAATTGCCTGTAAAATAAACAACTGTTGAATACCGATTGTGGAATAATACGGATGTAAAAATGTCAATGCTGTTTTAACTACTTGGTAATTAGAACCCATTACTAGATCATAAGTTACAGCATCGATAATTCCACTAATTGATATATCTGGTTTAACAGCACTTGATAAAATTACAGAATTATAAATTGCTGTCGGATTAAATGGTGTTGATACGTCTAGTGTTAGTGTTGCAGTGTATGTTCCTGAATTGTATGAAGGAACATCGTCAACTTGGTAACGATTACCAGCGATATAAAATACGCATGGTGTTTGTGGAGCACGGATATCTAGACCGCTATTAACACTACCGGTAACAGTTACAGTTATTCCAGCCACGCCATTTGCACTAGCAACGTTTGTGATGTTACCAAACAAGCGTCCTGTAAATCCATCGACGAATTGACCACCAGCGAATCGTTTATAGTTAATACTTTGACTGAAACTTGTAGCAACTTGTCCATAAGGTGATTTAGTTTTAATCTGTCCTTCTGGATCAAGTACCATGGCAAATCCGCCATGTCCTTGGAATGTGATACCGGTGATACGTGTAGCATCATTACACATGAATACGTCAATTAATCTATTGTTCAACGGAGTTGAATTAATATCTAATGGATCAGTTAAGTAATGACGTCCGTAATTGATCAGTCCATAAATATGCCAATTACCTGTAGTGTAAGTAGTTGCCGCCGCAAATGGATACACAACTGTACAGTTCAATATATTGCCAGCAACAGAATTAATAACAGCCTTACCAGCAATACCAGTCTCGCTAGTCGCATCCATGATTACTAGTCCGACCCAACTTGCAGGTGCTTGGCCTGATGATAAGGTCGCAGTAATGTTACCAGTTTGTCCTGAAATAGTTAATGATGCAGTAGTTAATGATGCATAATCGGTTGTAAAATTAATCAAACCAGTTTGTAAACCGTCGATGATAGAATCGCGATAGAAGAATACATTTCTCCACGGACTTTGACTGATACGGTCTAACGGTCTAATGATTGTTCTACGGAATTCATCACCCGAAATACTTACGTTAGCAGGTAATTTAATTGGATAGTCTTCGTAGTATGTTCCACTTTCAACACGGATAGTGATGTTGAGATCTTTAACTGTCTCACCAAAGTCCATTTGCTCACCAAACACAATAGACGTACTAGAAAGATTACCAGCTAATTTATTACTTAGAGTAATAACAGTACCGTTAATACCAGTAACAGTAGTACCCAATGGGATATTAGCACCAGTAACTCCCATACCGATTGCAATAGTGCTTGTATAGATATTTGTGTATGTTACGCTAGCCACAGTAACGGTATAAGACCCTGAAGTACCGGTCGCTGTGGTCGGTACGCACTGGAAGAAACCTGGCTTACTCATTCTCAATACAATACTATCGAGACCTGTTCCAGTTCCAGAAGTATAACTTACAATCAATCCATTTGCTTTTGAATTAGCACCAATCAATACCTTAGCAGGAATAATGTGTACATTTCCAGGAGTACCTTGATCAACATAACCATTTCCACCATTAGTAATTTGTAATGTATAAATTCCAGTACCATAACTCGGTGTCGGCGCGGCACCATAGCCTAGTTGAATAATACTAAGCACAGTATTCATGTTAGTTGTAAGTGTTGTCTTAGCACCTGCACTTGCAGTATAGCTTCCACTTAAAACTTGAGTGCTTAATGACTGATATCGTTGCGCAGTAGTCTGATTTAATACTTGTAATGCTAGGTCTCGAGCAAATGCAATACCGTCATATGTTTCAGTATATTGTGTACCGATAGCAACTGACTTAGCACTTGTGTTGCTGTAATAGCTCAAGCCGGCATTAACACTTTGATATGTACCTCCGGTGACTAAATCAATAGCCATAGCATCAATGATATAGCCAACATCACGATAACACGTTGCTTGGTTATATGTAAATCCGCCTGTATATGTTTCCGTTAGATAGTTATTAACCGATGCTGAGATAGTTGAAGCATTGTTAGTCATAATGCTTCTAGCGGTTGTTAACGTACTAGCATATCCAATTAATGAAGGTGTAGTTATAGTATACGTTGTATTGTTGATAATTACATCTTTAATTTGGTTGAATAATGCGTTTAAGTCTGTCGATGCAGTTCCGCCATCAGCCCAAAGTGAATTTTGAGTTTGTGTAACACTACTTTGATACGATGGAGTTACTGTAGTATTACCGATGATTTGAGCACAGACGTTTTGTGCTCGTTGCATGGCAGCAGAATATATTGCTGGAGTCAATCCTGATGCTACCTGTGAAGTACTATCGTACCAGAAACGTTTTCCGATATATGAAGTTGCTTGATTGCCACCATAGGTAAGATCGTATATGACTCCTTCTATTACAAAACGTGTATCTCGTAAAGTATCAGTGGTGTTATATACTAACCCACTGTATTGAGCGGTGATCCAGCCGTTAACCTCAGCCGCAATAAAATTAATGTTGGCCAATAATGCATCACGGGCATGTGCATATGCAGAAGTAATAGTTCCCGGTGTAGCATAAGTCGGAGTAGATCTAGATGCAAAGCCGTTGGTTAGCAAATTAATTGCTACATTAAATAAACTACTAATACTAGAATTAGTTCCACTGTTGTTTAATACTGGATACGAAGCGTCAATATAAGTTAGTGCCGCTGATTGTAAAGAAGTTTTTTGCGCCAATATTGCAGTTCTGGCAACTAATTCAAGCGATGCACCTACACTTGTTGACGGTGCAGTGATTGAAGGCGTTGGTGTGCTTACGCTGTTTACTATACCTGCTATAGTAGCAATGTTAGAGCTTAGTGAACCTAATACTGGGCTGGTAAATGTGAGAGTTCCAGCAGGTTGTACATTTGGTACTGCACTCAATGTAACAGTAGTATACGCACCGTTAACTGACGTTGCTATTACAGTCTGACCTCCGCTAAAACCAGTACCGGTAATAACTTGTCCTACACTGATCGGAACTACGCCTGTTGTAACTGTTAGACTTAAACTTGCAGTACTTCCGCTATAGAATGTTGCAGTCGCAGTATTGTTACCACTTAGTGTTGAATTGATATATTGCGAAATGCTTTGCTGATAGATAATAGCAGGTGATGAATTAGTTACGATTGCCTGTACTAATGTGTTGATATAATTAATAGCCGCAACTGTGGCAACTTTTTCAGTAGCCTGTACTTGAAGAACATTTCCGATCCAGTATTGTAAACCAGCATACACACTTTGTTGATTGCCTTTATACATTAGATCGTAGATTAATGCTTCAACAATATATTTTACATCTCGCTGACATGTAGTTTTGCTATAGCTTAATGAAGGATAGTTAGCCAATAAGTAGGCTATGATCTCAGCTTGTATAAAACTAATATTATTTTTTAATAAATCTCTAGCACTAGTTTGACCGATAACAGTTGCAGTAGTTGATGGCCATGATAGTGTAACAGTAGTACCAGCTTGTATTATTGAATTTATTGTAGTTACAAGAGAATTAATTGTAGTAACAAAATTCTGTGAAACAGCAACATCGGGAATCAGAACAATGCTTGCTCCTAGATTACTGATTGTGGCCGCGATTTCTGTAGCACTTAAATCAGTTCCAGCAGTTGAGAATGCTTGTGCTATTCTAACGCTTTGATAATTACTTCCCAATACAAGGTCATAACACAATGCATCAATTACTTTGCCAATATATGCTGTTACGTTTGCTGAACTGTATGAATAATTTAATATCTGAGTTTTTGCTTGTGTTATAGCATCGATAATCTGTGTTAGTTGATTAGTAATGATGTCACTGTTATAGGTGTTAAACAGCTGACTAGCTTGAGTAGTAACGTTATGAGTTGTTCCTAATACAAGGTCATATCCAACTGCATTAATCATCCCTTCGATGATTGATGCCCAACGTGACTTGCTAAAGGTAAAAGTATTAACATACTTTTTATTAAGGTATGCTATTGTTTCATCTTGGATAAATTTTCTATTAAGTTGAAGCAAATTAGCCGCACCGGTATATCCTGCATCGGCACTATTTCCGCCACTTAATGTAACATTTTGTATTTGACTATAATATTGGCTTGGACTAACTGTAAAGGCGATACGTTGTCTATAAGGACCAGGTTCTAAGTTAGCTAAAGATATTAAGTTTTGTGCTTGTAAACAAGCCGCACCGACTGATTTATAAGCATATTGCCAAGCACGGCCTTCGCGACCAAGAGGTGTATTTTTTTGTGTATCATCGCCTTTGGTAGCCGATACGTATAGATTTACAGCACTATAATATGTGCTATTATCAACATAATATTTTGAAGCCGCTTGTAAATCGTCAGGACTGTTAACAATACTCGAACCTGACATTGGTGCCGGATGATCACTTAATGTCAATTTTCCAGTCATAGTATCGCCACCGCGATATACTACATCCTTACGTTGCATTGCTTCTGTGCTTACATAGTTACTAGTCAATGTTGGATCATAATCGGGATCACTAGTTTGTGGCAATATTGGCTGAGCTCTTGGCTTGACAGCATTAGCAAACGTAGACGATATTACACCATTAACTGATGATGTACTTCCTCTTAGGTAGTTTGCATCAGCATATCCTACGGTAACAGGCATTTGCTGTAGTGTAGTAGTAATACCAGAACTTTGATAAGCATTATTAAATGCTGTTACTAGTGCGGCACTTGGATCAGCTAATCGGCCGATAGATAATGTGTTTGCATTAAGGAAAGTTCCTAGTGTTGGAGTTGGATCATTAGCCAAATTAGGGCTACTAACTGTAAACGTAACCTTAGTAGGATCAGTGGTGTTGATAGTTAAGCCATTGTTCGATGATACTAAAGACCTTGCTGTTAATGCGCTACCAGCAGGGTTAGCCATGATGATCTGATTGCCAGTATAGGTATCTGGTGCGTCACCTAATGCTGTGAATTTGATCGTGCCGCCTGCGCCAAAAATCGCATATAGTTCATTAAAATTTGAATTAACTTTACGGAACGATTCGCGGATACTGTCACCAGTTCCGTCATTACCTTGAATACCAATATCTATAACTTGTAGTGACATAGTTAAACTCCAAAACTGCTACCGCAGCCGCATGTTGTTGTTGCATTAGGATTTTTTATATTAAATTGACTTCCCATGATATCTTCTTTATAATCTATTTCAGCACCTTGTAGATACTGCATACTCATACTGTCGACAAGTACTTTGTGTTCGTCTAGGGGGATTTCAAAATCATCTTCATTTTGTTCTTCGTCAAATGTAAAACCATAGCTAAAACCGCTACAGCCCCCACCTTGTACAAATGTACGTAATGATAGTTTAGGATTATTTTCTTCAAGGAGTAGATCCTTGATTTTTGCTTTTGCTGAGTCGGAAATTGTGATCACGATAGGCCCTCGATATGGTATTTATCAAAGACTTTTTATAATCTTAATGTAAATATACAATGCTAATCAGAACCGAATTCCGTGAAAATCATTACGTAAGGGTCAGTAACAGAGGAAAGACTCATACCTACAGTCGTAAAAAGACTGTACTGGTTATGCGTTGTGATTGTTGTCAGGAAGTTTTTAATCGTGACAAAGGAGCAATGGATCCTAAGCGGTTAACTAATGCCGTTTACCATGTGTGCAGTGAGTGTGATGCTAAGAAGTTTGCCCAGGAAAAGGGCGTAGAAGCACGTAAGGTGTGGGATATGCCGGTGAGCAGTCTTAAGACTATAGACCAACTTTAGATTTAATTGCACTAGCTACAGGATTATAACTTATAGGGTGTAGTTTATCTTGAGTGCTCGATATCTCAGCTAAATCAATATTAGCATCTCCGTCGATAGCTGACTTAACATCTTTCGCGGCAGTCCGATTAAACGGCAATATCCAGATGTATTGTTTGGCATTTAGTACAGCTTTAATGCTTTCTATATTTGAAATAGTAGCTTGAGGATTGTTATTTTTCCCATCATTAGCTAATGGATAATCATTTGTACCGGCACTGACTATTGCTAAATCTGCACCTTGTATTTCTCTATTAGATGCAACTGCGGATAATATTGCCTTAGTGCTACGTCCAACTATTGCATCTACATGTGCTTTAGGAAAAAATTTGCCGACACCGACAGCAATACTATCCCCTACTATGACTATTTTAGAAGACTTATCTTCGTTAACGATATGTTTAGTTCCAATTCTAGAACTAATAATATTCCAGTTGATAATTTTCCATTGATTAGCAAGGTACCCTTTCTTATCTGCCTGATAATCTAATGCCCAAGCATGTTCCCACCAATCTACTAGGAGTACAATATCCATGCGCACTTGGTGGTTTTTAATAGTTTTGATACTGCCATCGCTAGACAAATAGACCCATCCGCTACCTTGTATTTTCATAGCTTCTTTTTCAAATTCGTTTTTGAAATTATCAAAACTTTTAAAATACTTGTTTATAAAATTTTCGGCAATATTTGTAGGTTGATTCGGTGCCACTGGTGCATAGTATTGAGTGAATAAAATATGATGCAAAAACGCACCCGCTTCATTAAAGTCAGCATCGCCTTCACCGTTATTAAAACGATCAACATAGGCCTTGTAAAGTTTGCCATAATGATACTTGATAGTATCTTCAGATATAGCAGGCTCTAACTCGTCCTTTTTGTAAGGAAGAATAGCTTGAGTTAAAGTTTTAGGTGGTTTGCCTTCATTTAGGCTAACGTATCTAATAAAGTTGTACATAATGGTATTTATTATAAATATTCAACAGGAGATTAACTTATGTTAAATGCACTTAAAAAACTATTTGGTATGAAAAAAGCAGAAGCACCGGTTGCAGAAGCACCATATAAAGTAGAAACACCAGTAGTAGAAGCAACACCAGTTGCTGTTCAAGCTACAGAAGCGATGGTAACATCAGTTGCACCAGCAGTTGAAGCAAAACCAGCTAAAGCCAAGAAAGCTCCAGCTGCCAAAAAAGCTCCAGCCGCTAAGAAACCACGTCAACCGAAAGCTTCAAAATAATAATAGGGCCTTGTGCCCTATTATTAAAACTTCTTTAGTTGCTCAGAATACCGAGCCATATCCCCTTGTATCTGAACTCGACGTTGTTCGCTGATATTAGGATTTTCTTCTAGCTCTTCTCTAAGAGTTTCCAACCTATGTATTAGTTGTTCTCGAGATAGTTTTTGGCTTGATTGTACAGTTCCATGCTGGCGAGGTTTTTGCCCTTGCTTTCGCACATTATG